ATGGGAGTGTATGAAGATGCAATAGCAATAGCACGAGAAGAGTCAAAATCAAGACAGGCTCCAAGTAATGATTTAGGTCGAGAGCTGCAAATTATGAAATTTATTACAAACGTAATGAATGCAGAACAAGAAAAAGAACGAATTGACCAAGAAAATGAAATGAGAGACCTTAGAAATCAAGACTATATTCAAAATAGGTTTACAAATAATTTGTTAATGCTAACGAAAGCCCATACAAAGCCTGATGGAACAATGTCAAATGAAAGCATTGCTAATATAAAAGAGAAAATGGAAGATTTGCAATTTCAATACGAAAAACAATTTCCCAATTCCGTAGAACTTATTGGTATGCAAGTTGATGCATTTAATTCAAATTTAAATAATATTGAACAACAAAATATTCAATATCAAAATATGGATTTTGAGTTAAATAAACTTATGGGAAGCGGGGACGGTAGCCTAATTCAAATGCTTGATAAGTATGGAAATTTAACATCACAAGATGTATTAAATAATAGAGAAGAACTTATTACTGAACTTTCTTTAATGACTAAAAAAATATCAGATTATAATGATGTTTTTCTTGATAATCAATTTAATTCAAGAACAGGCTCAAGATATTTAACGGAAAATATGACTAAAGCAAATGCTTTTATTAAAGGCCTTCAACAACAACTTCTTGACATTGACAGTAAAAGTCCTGATAATATTCTCACTTCAAAAGAAAAATTAGCATTTACCGAATATATTAACAATGATAATGTTGATTTTTTAAAAGAAATAACTGAAGAAAATCTTTCAAATATTAAAAGCAAAAAGCAACAAGCTGTAGATTCTATAAATAAACATGTTGGAATTTTTTCTGAAGCTAACAGAGTATTAAGTCTTGAAGCTAACAAAGAAAGTATAGCTCGAAATCTCCCTCTTGTAACTATAAATAATAAAGGAGAAGTTGTAGAAACTGGAAGAACTGCTTCTGAATGGATGCAATCAAGAAATAAAGCTGTACTTGAATTAAAAAGAAATAATTACGATGAAAAATTAAAAAATTTATATGCAAGCGGAATGGGATTTATGGATTTATATTCAGATACACCTGTTGCTGAAATAATAAAAAATGCTAGAGTAAAAGATAAAGATGGAAATTTATACAATCCTCTTGGAGAGCTTTTTGGACTTGAAGCAACACCGCTTAATATAAAACCATTACCACCACAAGGAACAACAGGGGCAGCAGGTTCAACAGGGGTTACTGGTGGACAAGGTACTCAAGGTGGACAAGGTATAACTGGAACCACTGGTGGACAAGGTACTCAAGGTGGACAAGGTACTCAAGGTTTAGATGAAGTAACAGCTGATGAGCCTATTATTGATGTAGAAGAGTTTTTAAATTTCCCTGTTCAGAAAGGAACTTCAAACGCCCCTTCCAATGAAAAAATTGATGAATTTAAAAATCAATTAAGAGAATCTACTGATTGGAGTGAAGGGGATATAAATAGAGCCGTTAGAAAAATGAAAGAAATTTATAGACATAATACAACTTTAAAAAATCTAAATCCTAATCAAGTCAAAAGAAAAAAAGAATTGGAAAGCTTGATAAATACAAGAATCCAAGACCTTGCTTTCTGGGAAAAACGAGACATTAAAGGAGCAATAAAAAAAATGCTTCCAAAATCATACGATGAACAAATGAAAACATTGTCTGATGAAGAGCTTAAAAAAATAGCTTCACAAAAGAAAGAAAAAATAACGTATTATGAAAGTGAAGCGTTTGGAAAGAGCCCTAATCCTTCTTCTTTAAATACTAAAATAGATGCTGCGAAAAATGAATTAAAAAGAAGAAGCTCTTCCAAAGAAAAAGAATCGTCAGGGAATGTTTTGCCTTTAAAAAAGCATCCTTATTCAAGTCAAGGATTCGTATATGAAGACGATTACGATGAGTCTACAAGGGAGTACCCTACATATACCAAGAAACTTATAAGCAAGATTCAAAAAGAAATTAATGCAAAGAACCCAAACACCCTTAAGGTTGATGGAGAAATAGGAGATAAAACTCTAATGTGGCTAGAACTTGTTGACCCTCATTTAGCTCAAGATTTAATAAAGAGCAATTATTTTCGAGAAAACTATAAAGGCTCAGCAGAACTATTAGAAAGTTTAGTAGATAAATATTATGGCGGATAAAAGATATAATTATACAAGTGAAGAGTTTTTAAATTATTTAAGAAATGACGACCCTGTATTTCAAGGTCGATATTTCCAAAACCTTTCAGATGAAGAGCTCTATAATCTTGGAATGAGCACATATAGTGATTATACTAACCAAGTTGAGCCGTTAACCCCTGTTAAAGAGCCTGATGTAGATGTGTCTCCTGGCTGGTTTGATTCTTTACCTAGATGGACAGTAAATGAAAATTCGCCTGATTTTATGAAGTCTGCTTATGCAAACTCTTTACAAGGAATGCTTGACCTTTATGAAGATGGCAGATTGCCCTTTGAATATGAAGAATACGATTTAAACGTTCTTGAACAGCTTGGCTCTGGTATTATGGGTCTGCTTATGCCATTAGATGCACTTACCATGTTTTTAGGAGGAGGTCTTGTTGGAGCTGGTATTAAGCAAACTGCAGTTAAATCGTTGGGAAGCAAGGCATTTCAAAAACATATAGCCGATAAGGCAGTTAAAAATAAAGCTATTAAGCTATTGCAGAGTCAAGGCCTTGACCAAACTAGAGCTGCAGATATATTTAATAGAGTAATATCTAGCGGTTCTCAATTTGGAGTTTACGAAGGTGCTAAAGGTGGCGTTGGAGCAGCTTTAAATGGTGAAGATGTAAAGCAAGGAGTATTTCATGGAGTTGTTCATGGAGGTACATTAGGAGGGGTCCTAGGTTTAACAGGTGGATTTCTTGGCAATTTTTATAAAGAGTTATCAGCAGCTAAAAATATAAAAGCGGGAACACTTTTCCCTAAAACTCCTGGACTTAAAGGAGGAGCAAAAGCTTTTGAAACAAGAGCTATAAATCAAGCAACTAAAACAAATCCATACCTTAAATGGAGCGATGATGCAATTGATAAATGGATGAAAAGAAGTGGTCCTGGTG